TTGCGCCCTGGTCTAACGACTAGGGCTTCACTGTCTTTGGTTTTAGGCCGCTTCAACGAGCCGACCCATCGATAGATTGTTGCTCTCCTTCGGAGGCAACCCTTGCACGGCTTTTTCATTGCCCGAAAAAGCGTTGTGCGCCGCCACCCGAGAGCATCCCGCGCTGCGCTTGAGTTAGCTCCTGATGGACGGGCTGTTGCGCCGATGGCGCTTTGCCATGCCGCCACTCCCACGATCCGAACAGTCCGCCATCGAAATGGCTATCCTGCGGATCGAGAAACGGCGGTGGGTAGTCCGCCGGGTTCTTGCCCAAACCCAACGCCGGAAGCAGGTAGTTTTCTGCCAGCCACAGCCATTCAAGGGGACCGTCCTCAATGCGCTCTTTCAAGTCGCTCGACGGCATCCACCTATAGCCGGTCCCGGTGAAGTAGTGGCCGCGCTCGGAAATAGCGGCCATACTTTCGTCTTTGCCGCCGACGCCGATGCGCTCCAACTGGACGTCTGCCGAAAATCGCGGGTCTTCGTCCGCTTGCGGCAGGTTGGCTATGCGCGGGCCATGGCCTAACGGCGCATCCACGCCGTTGTAATAACCCGGTAGCGGCCACGAGAGCCGCAGCGCCGACCCGGCACTTACCTTCCTCGGCACCGTGGCGACCGCCTGAGCGCCCGTTCCGGTGTTCGCCGGAGGCGTCGCCCCGCGCGTCTGCTCCGCTTTTTTTATCAGACGGTCATTTACGACCGCCATTTCGCCGGTCTTGATTGCGCCGAGCGCCACGCCGACCGACGCGAAGCGGGGCAGCCCTTGGACCGCCCCTTCGTGAAAGGCATTCGCCCTTCGCTCATTACTTTCCGCGGTGGCGGAGTTATTCCCACCGCCACCGCCTCGCGTATAGTCCATCTGATTGAACGGATTGTCGGGCGAATACGCCCAATAATCTGACATCAGCGTTTCCACTTCTGCGTTGCATACCTTATGGCCAATTCAGCGCCGATCAGGACCAACGCCCCGGCACCCACGCCGACCATGTCCGCGTGTTCCGCACTGGCCCCGGCACCTACGAGTACGCCCGCCAAGGCGGTGCCCACTCGCAGGGCCAACGGGCCTAGCACTTCATTCATTAGCACTTTCATTTTGTGCCCCCTACGATGTCAAAGAACCGTGCCCTTAAAAAGGCCACGATTTTGTGTAGAGGGGTTCGGCGTCGGCGTCAACACCGTTTTCGCCTGGTCTAACGACCAGGCGTAAACTACGTGCACCACTTAACAAAACGTTTGCGCTTGCCCCCTCCGCTGCCCTTTGGGCGGTTGTCCTTGGGGCGGGGCTTGCACCACGTATCCGGGCGCTTCCCCGGCCTTGGCTTCGTCGCGTCGTACCCCTTGAAATTGGGGTGCGAACCAGTCTCCTTGACGGCCCGAATTGCATCCCTGCGGTCTGACGCTTTATGCGAATTCGGCTTTGTCACCGTCCCTTGCTTCGTGTCCTTGCTTGGATCGTTGACGCTCTTGGGGTTCCCCCGCCGCTTGGCATCCTGCCGCTGGCCCGGGGGGGGCTTCGCCCCCCGCACATTAGACGCTTCGGCTCCATCCTTCGATGGTCGCGGAGAAATTCCGTTTCGCTCCAACTTCTCTGTGACCGGGAGTTTGTTCCTACTGCCAGCGGACTGCCGCTTCGCTGGTTCCGCTGGCTTGGGAGGAAGGGGGGGCGGCTTGTTTGGGGGCAGCCTATCGTCATTTGGCAAGACGATGCGCGGCCCGCCCTCGTTGCGGGTGGTCTGCGCCGGATTGATAACCGGGCTGACCACCGGCCCCATGTCTATCGCGATGGGCTTATACGTCGAGCCATTCGGCGTGGTAGTCTTCGTCCCACCGGACGAACCGGCCTTCACGGACGGCCTCGCGTTCTGGGTATTCGTGGCTGAACCACTGGACGAACTCTTGTCCTCTTTTTTGTCTTTCTTCGCCATCCCATGCGCCTTTCACGTACAGGCTCCACCATTGGAGCCATCTTTCCTTTTTGCCGAGCGCCTTGCGCTCCTCCAATTCCGCGTCGTGCTGCGCCTTGATCGCCTTCATCTCGTCAGGTGTATGCATACGTCTCGGCGACACATACGCTTGCCGATATTGCTGGTTATCCTTCGCCTGCCGGTGGGCATTCTCATCCACCACCACCTTGCCGTAATTGTCGTAGTTATCGAGCAACGTGGACTGGTTCCAGCGCCTATTGGGCTCCGCATCCCGGAGCCTTTGCACCTCCTTCATGAAGTGTTCCGCTATCGCGCCCTTCATGTAGAACTCGACCGGCTTCCCCGGCTTGCCGTCCTTCGCCTTCTCAGTCACGTCCGCGAACCTATATCGCAGGTCTTGCGGGACGATCCCGAGTTTCATCATCTTGCGGGCCAGTCCTATGAAATAGTCATGGCCTAAGGCTGGCATGCGGGACATACGTGCTACGCCTTGCCCCATGCTGTCGCCCACGTCTTTGTAAATGTACTTGCAGACGTACCGGATCGTCGCCGTCGACACCGGCTTGACCTTGATGAACCCCCACGGCCAGAACCACGCCGTTTCCCCATTTTGCAATGTGACCGGCTCGCCCTTGCCGTCTGTCCTACAGTGATTGAAATGGCGCGTTCCGCAGTTTGCATGGAACTTGCCCCACTGGTCGAACCCGCTCCATGGGGGCGGCTCCTTCTCCCAGAACACTATCGCGTGCCAATGTGCCCGCTTGTTCTTGGTTCCAAACTCCCCGGTTACTATGTACCGGCAGGGATAACCATGCTTGCGCAGGAGCTTGAACCAATTCTTGATGTCTCTGTAGGTTAACGACACCGTTCTCTCATGAACCGGGTCGTCTTGTTTATTGCGCCCGTAGGTCAGCGTTATAAAACTTGCTTTCCGTACCGTGCGCCTTTCCGCTATGCAGCGCCCCACCCAGTCCTTGACTTGGTTTGCGCGGCATAGCGGGCATTCCCGACACGCTACCTTGGTTCCATCGCTTAACTGGCTTGGGTTCTTACACATGGCCCAGCCCGTTTATTATCGCGATCACTCCGAAATACATCATTCCGATTATTACTATGTTTGGCATCCATCCCCGCGTGTCAGTAAATGCATATATACTCAAGAGTTGTGTGGCCGCACCCCCGATCTATACATAGATCGGGGGTGCGGGCCGGTCGTCGCCAGCCGTGGGGGCGCTCCTCCCTGTTACGGTCGGGTGCGCCCAATACGCTGCGCCCTGGTCTACCGACTAGGGCTTCGCTGGCTCCTTTGCCTGCTGCGGCATGCGCTTGTTGAGGCCCTCGACGCCCTCATGATACGCCTGTACGGCCGCGACCGACTTTGAGACGGCCTCTTGCTTCATGATCAAGAGTGTGTGGAGATCGAGATTGGTTTTCCAACCCGCCAAGTTTTTCTTGTCCAGTGTACCCATGGGTATTGATCCTTGTATTGCCGCCAGTTGCGGATTTGCCAGTGTGCGGGATCGGGGAACCGTTTCCAGTCCCCTCCCCATTCGATTATTTTGCCGAGGCCATTATTGGCCGCGACCTCCTTGCCGATGTGGCCAAGGATTGCCCACTGATCCTTCGTCAGGTTCCAATAGAGCTTGGAATGGACACAATCCGCGCCCATTCCATACATGTGCGAGCTCTCCGCTATTAGCGAATTGCCCGCGTCGAGGAGCTGTTGCTGATGCTTCGCATCCCGCAACAGGTTGTGCGTGTGCATGGGTATCCCATGCGAACCACACGCCTTGATGAACAGGTACAAAAAGCCGAGAAGGTCGTGATGAGCCCCCTCGATACGCTTTTGCCCCTGCCCGTCGCGTGTGACACGCTCTGTGAGAGCGCGCCACTGCAATTCCTGTTGCTTGGTGGACTTGAGGAACGTCTTGTCCACCATCGCTTGCAACGCCTGTTGCATACCCTCCGGAATAGGAATGTCCGGTGGGAACTCCGCCTCACTCTGGGGCAGTACTATCCTGCCCCGTTGCGGAAGCCTGTTCTGCTCCATCGAATTCTTGCGGTTGATCTCCGCTAGTATCTCGAGCACGGTCCTCGGCTTCATGGCGCTCCCTCGCTTCCTCATTTGCTGCCCTAAGCACGTCGAGCGCTGCAATGCCTTCGACATAGCGTTCCTGCGCCCGCGCCACCAACTGGGCGCGGCGCGCCTCCACCTGCATGCGATAGGCGAGGCGGTCGAGCAATTGATGCTCCATCTCGTCGTCGCCTTCGGGTTTGACCCTGAGGTATGGCTTCGCCCCCGGGTCCACATAGGTGAGATCGTGGGTTTCTTCGGTCGCGTACCACACGACCCCGGCGCCGAATTCGATCGCCACCACGCCCTCTGCCGTGAACCTCACTTCGTTCAGTCCGGCAAGCAGTTGCACTGGCAACTCCCGTTTGGCTGTCACCACCATCGCCACCATCGGCTTGGCGACGATGATTTCAATCTCTACGCCGCGCCGCTCGCGCCCTTCGTGCCCGAGCTTAAGCACGTGCTGCCCGGTGAGCAGGTCGAACCGCTCCGGATCGCGCAAATTCACACTGTTCATTGTCTTTTCCTGAGTTTGTGGCGGGCACCATGCCCGCCACCCGTTGCGCCCTGGTCTAACGACTAGGGCTTCACTCGACCTTCTCGAACTGATCAGGCACCATGACCTTGACGGCGTCGAAGTTGCCGGTTTCTTCGATCAGCGCCGCGCCGAACTGCGTCAGGCCCGTTATCTGAATTGCGCCTTCCATCACGCACTCAAACGGCTCAGCGGTCTCATCGAGGAAGACCTTCTTATGGACGCCGCCCGTCGACATGTAGAAGTCGCGGGCCAGTTGCGGACTGGGCGTCTCCACCGCCCAAAAGCGTTGCCGCTCCACCGAGTTGAGGCCAGCGACCGTGGCGAGGAACTTCCCGCCAATGCGGAAACCGTTCGCCGCCCACTTCCACCAGCGCGGGCCATACGCGAACAGCCCGCCCGGATCGGCGTGATCCACGTCTATTTCGCGGTTGAGGACATGGTCCACCGCGATTTCGCCCAGCTGGTCGATGTACGCGTTTGGCAGGTCCTCGGGGTCCAGCGTGTGCAGGTACGCGTCCGCTTGCCGCTCGAACATCTGTTGCGGCATGAACTCCGCTATCAGCACGATGATGCCGCCACACTTGAGGTGCGGCACGCGCACCCGAACCGTGGCACGCGCCACGCCGGACACAGCCGAGTTGTCCAGATGGTCCGCCGTGGTCGAATAGCGCTTGTCCTGCCGGAACATCGTCTCCGCATACCCGACCATATGCGGCTGCGTCAGATGCAGGTCCGACAGTTCGAGCCCCGCCATCAGCTGATCAATAACGTCGTCGTCGTCGAGCGCCGCGCCGTCTGGGCGCTTGTGCCCTTCAAAGCGCCGCCGATATGACGCGAACGTCTGCAACTTTGTCGCCTGCTTGAACCCCGACAGCGTCATGCCGAGGCCATTGTCGGTCATTTCCGCATACACGTTGGAATTCGTCGCCAACGTCAGTACGTCGCTTGCCCCCATGTTCGTGGCCGACGTTATTACCGTACGGTTCGGCGCGGTGCCGCCGATGGTCTGGATGTTTGTGCCAACCCCGGAGGTCTTGCCCCGGAACAGAACCTCCTGATTTCCCGACGACACCGGCAACTTGGGATCGACAATGTTCAGCGGAACCTCGCCAAACATTGCGGACAGGTCGAAGTCTGGCACGAGCGCCGAGAAGCGCCCGGCATTGGGCCACATCGCCCAATCGAGCGACGTATCCGACATGAGGCGTTGGTCCAGATCGTTACTGCGTTCCTTGCGCCTGAAGTTCTGCGCCAAGTTGTACGCAATGCGGTAGCCCGCGTTGATCGTGGACCCGACTTTGGCATGCATGCCCAAGGCCCGATAAATCGGCCTTGTCGCCGTCGACGCCGCGACTTCCGACGCAAAGTACGGCACTACCGGCGCGCCTGTCATTGGCGGCTTTTTGTTATACGATGCATCCAACTGATCCATCGAAGCGTTGAACCGTGGGTCTGCCAGATGCGGCACACACACGGCAAACAGCCTCATGAACACACCGTTCATGAGGACCTCGCGCGTCTCCTTCATCTCGGTTGTCACCGTGATGGACCCGAACGCCGCGTCCCCGCGTAACAGGGGGATGGCCGCAATTGGAATTGCGCGCCCCGGATCGCCGGACGAATTGCCCGCGACCACATGAATGCGTTGGGTCTTTGGCACTTTTCGTGGCGCTGTTGCCAATCTTGTCATTTGCGTTTGCTTTCGTTGCGCCCTGGTCTAACGACTAGGGCTTCACTGTCTTTGGTTTTAGGCCGCTTCAACGAGCCGACCCATCGATAGATTGTTGCTCTCCTTCGGAGGCAACCCTTGCACGGCTTTTTCATTGCCCGAAAAAGCGTTGTGCGCCGCCACCCGAGAGCATCCCGCGCTGCGCTTGAGTTAGCTCCTGATGGACGGGCTGTTGCGCCGATGGCGCTTTGCCATGCCGCCACTCCCACGATCCGAACAGTCCGCCATCGAAATGGCTATCCTGCGGATCGAGAAACGGCGGTGGGTAGTCCGCCGGGTTCTTGCCCAAACCCAACGCCGGAAGCAGGTAGTTTTCTGCCAGCCACAGCCATTCAAGGGGACCGTCCTCAATGCGCTCTTTCAAGTCGCTCGACGGCATCCACCTATAGCCGGTCCCGGTGAAGTAGTGGCCGCGCTCGGAAATAGCGGCCATACTTTCGTCTTTGCCGCCGACGCCGATGCGCTCCAACTGGACGTCTGCCGAAAATCGCGGGTCTTCGTCCGCTTGCGGCAGGTTGGCTATGCGCGGGCCATGGCCTAACGGCGCATCCACGCCGTTGTAATAACCCGGTAGCGGCCACGAGAGCCGCAGCGCCGACCCGGCACTTACCTTCCTCGGCACCGTGGCGACCGCCTGAGCGCCCGTTCCGGTGTTCGCCGGAGGCGTCGCCCCGCGCGTCTGCTCCGCTTTTTTTATCAGACGGTCATTTACGACCGCCATTTCGCCGGTCTTGATTGCGCCGAGCGCCACGCCGACCGACGCGAAGCGGGGCAGCCCTTGGACCGCCCCTTCGTGAAAGGCATTCGCCCTTCGCTCATTACTTTCCGCGGTGGCGGAGTTATTCCCACCGCCACCGCCTCGCGTATAGTCCATCTGATTGAACGGATTGTCGGGCGAATACGCCCAATAATCTGACA